CAAATGACCGTCAACGCATCGGAAAAAATTTGGATGGATCAGGTGACACACATTGCGTTGATGTGTGGCTGGATAGTTGACCACACGCCCCCAATGCGCTACCCGAATGGGGCAATTCGCACTGGCGGTCTCAAAGGCAAACCCGACCTGTGTCTGATTCACCCAGGGGGTCGCGGAATCATTTGGGCAGAACTAAAAACCGAAAAAGGGAAACTGTCCCCCGAACAGGTCAAAGTCATTGGCGCATTACGCGCAAACGGTGCGGAAGTGTATGTGTGGCGGCCTAGTCAAATAGACCTCATCGCTGAACGCCTAGGACGGTCAGCATGAACACAGCCACAGGGGTTTGGTATCTCTCAATGATTATCGCCGGCATGGTCGGCCTGTACTGGCTGACCCGTTAGTGAATCGATACAACAGAACGATGGCAGCAATGCCTGGGGCATGGCGGTACCACGGTTGCATGTGGCGGCGGAGAACACACGGAAGCGTGGGTAGTACAGCCATGACCTTTATGCGATCAGCAGGAACCGATACGGGAACAGTAAGTGCTGTGGCAAATTGATGATGTGTGTTGAAAGTAATGATGTCGTGAGGCGCGACAATAAAGAATGTTCGGGAGCTCCGGTGTGGCAACGGGGCGGGGGGGCTTACCAGACCAATGACTAATCGTGAATACAACTCAGCAGACTACAAACGCGCCAGGCGCGAATTGCTCGAAGGCTCACCCCTATGCCACTGGTGTGGCGACAGGCAAGCAACCGAGGCTGACCACCTGGTTCCCGTGCAACAGGGGGGTACCTGGCGGGACGGCATGGTCGCATCCTGCAAGCACTGCAATGCAAAGCGTGGGGCAATCATGGTCAATCAACAGACAGCACAACGACTGAACACCCGCAACAAAATCGCCGGCATAAAGACCGACGGCAAGCGCAGCAAAGCAAGCGCGCCAGCAAAGCAACGCACACGGCCAGCTGTTAGCGCAAGCTCGACAACCACCGACCGCGAAGCAACAGACACGCAAACGAAAAACGAAAACGATTTCGGTTTTTTTGATACGGAAATGACGACCCCGAGCCCCTATCTTTCGTCTATACGCAAAGGTTCTGAAAAATCAAAAATGGATTCGACCGAATTGGAAACGAACGCAAACGATTTGGGCATGACGCTCCCGAGATTGGAAACCCGCGTCACGGGCGATTACAGCGATGGCCACCTGGTAGCGCAATGGTCGAGCATGCACCTAGGGGTCGAGCTACTCCCCTGGCAATTGCATGTGGTTGATCGCATGTTTGCCGGCGAGGTTGCTGGGTCTAATGAGTATTCGACGCGTCAGGCCTGTATCAGCACGGCGCGCCAGTCGGGAAAGTCGAGCCTCATCGCCCCCATTATTGGGGTATGGCTGACGACGCTTGCAGCGCAACGGGGCAAGCCTCAAACGGTTCTGTCAACAGCTCATGACCTGTCGTTGGCGTGTCAAATGTTTGAACGGGTCGCCCCTGTGCTGGTTGATGTGTTTGGCGCAAAGGCGAAATGGGGTTATGGCCGAATGGAATTGGAAATGCCCGACAAGTCGAAATGGTATGTGCGCGCCGCCACACCACGCGCGGGTCACGGTCTTAGTTGCGACCTGATCTGTTCCGACGAAATCATGGGAATCAGTGAGGAAGTCCTGTTCTCAGGTTTGAAACCAACCCAGCGCGCCAGGAACACACGCACAGCTGGCGGTACACCAATGCATGCCATGTTCAGTACAGCGGGCACCCAGGCATCCACAGCCATGTTGAAATTGCGGGAACAGGGATTGCGCGCAATTGACGCAGGTGTCCCGACCAGTTACCTGTTCATGGAATGGTCAATCCCCCCAGGGGTTGATGTGTTCGATGAGAGTTATTGGAAATACGCAAACCCCGCACTGGGGTATTTGGTTGACATCGAGACAATCCGCGATGAGGCCGGCGACGGTGATCTCGCCAGTTTCATGAGGGCATCGCTGAACACCTGGGTGTCGACCGAAAACGGATTCCTCGCCCCAGGGGTTTGGGATTCCTGCGCCGGCGATGGCGCACTACCAGCTGGCGGTTTCCTAGCGGTTGACAGCTCACTGGACGGGGCGCGCTATGTCGCGGTCAGGGCATCCGCTGACGAATCAGGAATCGTTCATGTGCAGGTTGAATTCGTCGTCGACACGCTCGCAGAAATGGTCGCCGGCATTACCCGCACGATGGACGCTGACCCGAAATTGACGCTGGCCATCACCCCCAGCCTGGACACCCAGGTGCGGGGATTTGATAAACGCAGGCAAACGGTCGGGTATGGGGAGCTGTTGAAATTCACCGGGCTGGTTCGGTCGCTCATCACTGACGGTCGGTTGATTCATCGCGGGGAAGAAATGTTGAACGATCACATGAACCGCGCGGTCGCAGTCGTGCAGGCGCATTCGTTAGTGCTGTCATCGAAGCGTTCTCCGGGAAGTATCGAGCTGGCGCGATGTTGCGTGTGGGCAGCTGCACTTGCGTCGCAACCCAGGACAAGGGTCAGGGCGGCAGTCGCATTTGCTAGGTAGGGGGGGAAATTCTCTATCTCTAAAAATCTTTTGGAATTTCACACATGGCATCCACCCGTGCGTCATACTTTCCTGGTATGGCATTTTTCGGTCGCAGTAAAGCACCCCAATTTGGCGCAGCGTCCGTGAAGGCCGCAGCTGGTGCAGCAGGCATCGGTCAAACGATTGGGTACAACTACGACACATCACGCGATCGTGCAATGACTTTGCCGGTGATCAGCCGCGCGCGCGACTTGATCGTGTCGCTGGTGTCGAGCTTGCCAATCAATGAATTCACTGTGCAGTGGGATGCCGCCGAACAGGAATACATCGAAATGCAGCTGCCTGGTGAATCGTGGATGACACGACCCGACCCGACAGTGACCCGACAGTTTTTGCTTGCCTGGACGACGGACGACCTGATCTTCCACGGATACAGCGTGTGGTATGTAACCGCCAGGAATTATGAGGGTCGCCCCGCATCGTTCATGCGTTTGCCTGCATCGGGTGTTTCGTTCCCAGATCAGCCGGGCACAGTGCTCACTGGCATGCCTCGCGAAATTATCTATCAGGGGCAGAATCTCGACCCCCGCAATTGCATCGTGTTCCTGTCACCGATTCAAGGCCTGTTGTCAATGGGCTGGCGAGCAATTGAAATTGCACATCGCCTAGACGATGCAGCAATGCGATTCGCCACAAACGAAATCACAGCTGGTTACCTGCAACAGACCGACAACAGCGAACCACTAGACGGTGACGAACTTGCAGAACTTGCGTCGGCATGGCAGCAGGCTCGCAAAGTGTCGGCGGTCGGCGCATTGAACAGCAGTGTGAAATGGGTTGAATTCCAATCCGACCCGTCAAAGCTGCAACTAGTCGAGGCTCGCCAGCATGCGATGTTGTCGCTGGCCGATGTCGCAAACATCCCGCCATTTTTGGTTGGTGCTCCGACGAACAATTCCATGACCTACACAAATGCGCAGGATTCTCAGTGGTTGCTGTACAAGTACGCATGCGCCCCATACATTTCTGCCATCAGTGAGCGTTTGTCAATGGACGATGTGTTGCCGCGCGGAAGGTTCTGTCGTTTGGATGTGTCCGAATTTGTTGACCAGGCGGAACAGGCAGAACAAATGACGAACGCACCATCACGACCCGAAACATCACCACAAGAGGAAATGCAATGAACCTTGAAATCGTCGCAAAGCTGCATGCAGTGAACGCTGCCGGCGCAAACGGCCAGCCCCAACGCACAGTCGAGGGTGTCGCAGTTGAATACAACACAGACGCAGTCGTCAGCGATGGCACCCTGGTGCGTTTCTTGCCGGGCTCGCTCCCCATTGATGGCGCAGCTCCGAAATTCATTCGTGATCATGATCTATCGCAACCATTGGGAATTGTGACTGAACGCGTTGACACATCCGAAGGGATGTTGTTTTCCGCGCGTATCAGCGAGACCCGTGCCGGCGATGAAGCTCTAATCCTTGCTGCCGATGGCGTTTTGGACGCTGTGTCAGTAGGGGTTGAACCCGTTGACTATTCATTCGACAAAAAGTCGGGTGCAATGGTCATCAAAAAAGCTCGATGGCGTGAACTGTCATTGCTTGCATTCGGGGCGTTCCCCGGTGCGCGCGTTGCATCAGTTTCAGCTGCCGAACCTGAACCCGAAACCACAGAACCCGAAACAGAAGGAACCACAGTGGAAATCACCAACACCCCAGCCGAAGCAGCACCAGCTGTTGAAGCGTCCATCCCTACTCAGCCAATTTTCGCTGCACCCCGTCGTGAACAGCGTTTGCCATCCATGAGCGAATACATCGCTAGCTATGTTGCTGGTGGCGATTCGTTCATGACAATGAACAACGCAATCCGCGCCGCCGCTGGCGACCAAATTGTTTCTAATGTGCCTGGCATCATCCCGACACCAATCGTGTCCCCCGTTTTCGACGGACTTGTGGCCTTGCGTCCAATCGTCGAACTTTTCGGTGCGCGCACGATGCCCCGTGCAGGTGCCACATTCATCAGGCCTTACATCGATACCCACCTGAGTGTCGCGCAGCAGAGCACACAGCTCACAGCAGTGTCCGCAACGACACAAGTCATTGAAGACAAGGTCGTCAGCAAGCTCACATTCTCGGGGCAGCAGACGCTTGCAGAACAGGTCATCGATTGGAGTGACCCCGCTGCAATTGACATCGTGGTGCAAGATTTTGTGTCGCAATACGCTGACGCAACGGACAACTACGCGGCTGATCAGCTCTTAGCAGGTGTTACCCAGGCATCAGCAGCAAATGTTGATTTCACCGACCCCGACGCAGTTGTCGCAGCCATTTACGCGGGCGCAAAGACCATTGCATCGTCGTCCAATGTGTTCCCTGACGCGATTGCTGTGTCAATGGATGTGTGGCAGCAGCTCGGCAGTCTTTACGACACAACAGGTCGACCACTTTTCAGCACACTCAACCCAACCAACGCACCAGGCACAATGAACGCTGTGGGCACGGTCGGAAACATCCTCGGGTTGCGTTTGGTCGCGGACAAGAATTTCGCCGCAAAGACCTGCATTCTTGCAGTTGCTAACCCACGCAGCAAAGCAGGGTTCGAGGTGTATGAAGACCAGCGCGGTTTGATTTCCGTCGAGGTTCCATCCACGCTCGGACGCACCCTTGCGATTCGCGGTTACTTTGCGACGACCACAATCGACGCAACAAAGACCTACAAGATCACACAGGCCTAGTCGGTAGTTAGGTAGGGGGTCTGCACATGGCGACTTATTCAGTCACACATCACCAGCGCACAGGTGGCGTTGCTGTGTTGCAGACCCTCACCAACAACGAAATCGCAGTCGCGGGAAGCATCACTGTTTCAGGCATTGGTGAAGGTTTCAACGGCACACACACGGTCATTTCGACCGAACCTTATTTGCTGGTTGACATCGACGAATACGGTGATCTGGTCTTTGACTATCAAATGCCAATCCCGAACCAGGTTCTATTTGACAGTGCCGGCACTGACCAGGCACGAATGGAATCTGCGGGAACGATCACCTATTCGCCTGTTTGCACCTGGGTGTCAGTGCAGGATTGCCTGGATTGGTTGGGGGTCTCCCCAGCAAGCGCAAATGACACTGCATTCGTGACCGATTGTGTTGCAGCTGCAAATGCTGTCGCCTATCGACGACGCAAATCCGCCGGGTACATGGATTCATTGACAACCTCGCCAGGCGGCGATGTTTCACTGGGAACCGTCATGTATGCGGCCGCGTTGTATCGCGAACGCGGTTCGATGGATTCGTTTCAATCGTTCAATGAATTTGGCACAGCTCCCGTTGGGGGTTCTATGGGTCAGATTCTCCGACTGTGGGGATGCAACCGTCCCCAAATTGCCTAATGGGTTTGCTCAACGATGCGACCGGTCTGCTGGTCGACATTCTCGAAGACGCGAACCTAGTTGTCACCACGGACAGCCGAAACGCGCGTCCTGGCGTGATCATCATTGACCCGCCAACCGTGCGGGTCATCAATGTGAACCTGTACGAATTGCAATACCCAGTGACCGCTTTGCTTGCGCCACCAGGGAATTCTGATGCAGTGCAGGCGTTGCTGGAATTAGCAGACGACATCATCCTGGCAGTACCCCAGGTGGACGGCGGACGACCTGTGTCGTACGCAGTCGGTGGGCAAGAATTGCCCGGGTACGAAATAACCGTCCAAATGACCGTCACAAGGTAGGAAAAAAAATGGCAGTAGCAAATGTGGTGACTGGCAAGTCCATCACCCTCACAATCAATTCGGTGGCATTCACCGATCAGTGCGTCAGCTCAATGTTGACCCCATCGGAAAACCCCATCACTGGCGTGACCTTTTCAGGCGCGTACGCAGCAAAGGGAATTCCGACCTGGACACTTGAAGCCGAAATCATGGCCGACTGGGGTGCATCGAGCTCCATTTGTGAATCACTGTGGACAGCAGCCGAAACAGGTTCAAATGTCACTTTCACAATGTTGGCTGTCACCGGCGCATCGTTCACCGGTTCAGTCGTTCCTGTGTTCCCATCAGTCGGTGGTTCAGCAGACGCTGCACAAACCATTTCGCTGTCGTTTCCTGTGAACGGCACCATCACCGAAACATTTAGCTAGGTAGGTCGACCGTGGTTGAAATGACATACACGGTCGACTGGGGGGAAGGCGAAAAGTCTGCTACCAGTAACGGCTGGACAATTATTCAATGGGAACGGAAAACGAAACAAAAGTTTTCAACCGTTCAGCAAAACGGCATCGGTCTCGAAGACATGTACATCCTTGCGTGGATTGCGCTCAGGGATGCCGGTCATGTCGTCCCCGATTTTGACCGTTTTGCAAAATCCATTGTGTCGTTCGGCGGTGAGGCCGCCGGCGATCAAAACCCTACGGACGGGGCAGCTGGGGCAGACGCGTAGCGGAAGTGTCGGTCATTACCGGCATCGCCCCTAGCGAACTACTAGCTGACCCCGTGATGTTTCTAACGATTCTTGATGTGCTGAAAGAGCAAAACAAAAAATGACGACCGTTCAAATGCTTGAAGTTTCAGGGCTCAAAGAGGCACTGAAAACAATCAACAGCCTGGACAAAAAGGTTCGTCGTCAGCTCACAAAAGATTTCGAGCAGGCAGCGGAACCAATGTTGCAGGCTATGAAGTCGGCAATTCCTGCCGCGCCACCACTGTCGGGTTTTGCGAATAAGTCGCGAACCCAGTGGAAAAAGAATGAAACCAAAAACATCAAACTGAAACTGGACACACGACGCGCGCGCAATCGCAACCTGGCAAAAGGCGCACAATACGAATCAGTGGGGGTTGTCAAAATCCGCACGATGTCACCAGGGCTCGCCATTCTTGACATGGCTGGCAAGTCAGGTTCAAAAACTGATCGTGGCGCGGCAATGGTCGACGGGTTGAACAATCGTTTTGGCAATGCGTCCCGCATCATGTGGCCAGCTGCCGAAGCAAAATGGCAGGAAGTCCAAATGAATCTGGAACCTGTCGTCAAAAAGGTTCAGGCCGAAATGACGCGATTACTGGGAGAAAACTAACTATGGCAATCATCATTCCCCTGGTGTCGCAATTCGACAATTCAGGCGTAAAAGGCGCAATCAAAGAATTTCAGTCGCTGGAAGGCGCAGGGGCAAAAGCAAATTTCGCACTGAAAAAGGCAGCACTACCAGCGGCAGCTGCAATCGGTGCCCTGGGTGTCGCAGCATTCGATGCAGCAAAAGGTGCGATGGAAGACGCAGCCGCACAGGAATTGCTCGCAAAAGCAATCGGCAAAAACACCAACGCAACCGACAAACAAATCGCAGCCAATGAAGACTGGATTTCTCAGCAAGGCAAATTGCTGGGTGTCGCGGACGATGATTTGCGTCCGGCGTTGTCCAAATTGGTCGCACAGACTGGGTCACTCACTGAGGCACAAAAGGGTGCAGCCCTGGCAATGGACATCGCTGCCGCCACAGGCAAACCCCTGTCAGCAGTCACCGATGCAATGGCTAAGGCGTACGGCGGCAACACTGCCGCACTAGCAAAGCTCGACCCGAAACTGAAAGGCCTGATCAAAGGCGGCCTGGATGCCGAAGGCGCAATGTCAGTGCTGGCAGACACATTCGGGGGTGCTGCAACCACTAAGGCAAACACAGCACAGGGACAGTTTCAGCGTTTGCAGCTGCAACTATCCGAAACAAAAGAAACCATCGGTGCCGCACTATTGCCAATCATCGAAAAGGTTCTGCCAGTGCTCACCCGCATGGGGAACTGGGCATCAGAAAACACCGGTGTATTCCTGGCAGTCGGCGCAGCCATCGCCGGCATCGCTGGCGCGGTTCTGCTCATCAATGGCGCAATAGCAGCCTGGACAGCAATCACGACCGCCGCCACAGCTGTACAAACAGCATTCAACGCTGTGCTGGCAATGAACCCTGTGACCCTGATCGTGCTCGCGGTGCTTGCCCTAATCGCCGCGCTAGTCATCGCCTACAAGAAATTTGAAGGATTCCGCAATGTTGTCGATTCCGTTTTCGGATTCATTAAAGGCGCAGTGTCCGGGTCAATCGATGTCATCAAAGGTTATTTCTCGACATTGCTCGGGTTCTACAAATCAATTTTCAATGGCGTGGCAACGCTATGGAATAACACTGTCGGCAAATTGTCTTTCAAGGTTCCCGGCTGGGTTCCTGGATTGGGTGGCAAGGGATTTGATGTTCCGAACATTCCAATGCTTGCCGAAGGCGGAATCGTCACGAAACCAACGCTGGCACTGATTGGTGAACGCGGAAGTGAAGCAGTCATCCCGCTGTCAAAAATGAACCAGGGCGGGAACATGTATGTGACCGTTCAAGGCGGCGACCCGAACGCAATCGTGGACGCATTGCGCCGCTACCAGCGACAGAACGGTGCAATCCCCATTCGGACGGTTGCCTGATGCCAATCGTCTACACGGTCGACTACTCAACGAACGGAACCAGCTGGACAGCACTGTCCAACATTGAAAGCATTTCCGCATTCGTTGGGAAATCAGGCCTGACAGACACCTACGAACCATCACGCGCCACCATCGTGATGCGCTACCCCAACGGATTCAGCAGCCCCAACCCTGACCTGATCGTCGGCACATGGATTCGATTCCAACGCACAGGGGGCACATACGAAATGTGGCGCGGCAAAATCCGCAATGTCACAGTCGAATGGGGCAAGCCCTACCGATCTGGCACAGGCGCAGCCGATTTTATGACAATGGAATGTGAAGGTGTCATGGCCGAATGGGGACGGCAATCAGGCGAAAACACATCAGTCGCAGCTGGTGACCTACTCACCCAAATGTCGACGGTCGCCGGCATCGGTTCGCTGAACTACGGCACCACCTACACAGCTGGCACAGCTCCCCAATTGGCAGCTTCCACGGTTGACAACTCATTGCTGAACTGGGTGAATGAAGCAGCCACCACCACTGGGTCAGTGCTCAAAGACGGGTCGGGACAGTTAGGTCTGTACACAAAAGATTTCATCGGGGAATTACCCGTGTCGTTTTCCGATGCGACCAAATCAGCAACGGTGCAGGACTATGAAGCCCTGACATTTGATTCGCTGGCGCAGGATTATTTCACCCAGGTGCAGGTTGACATGAACAGCGGCACAACTGTGATTCGTGAAACTGGTTCATCCCCGTTCCGAACTTTGCGTGTCTCGACATACAGCGTCAACACAGCGCAAGCAACTGACCTTGCCGACTGGCTATTGGGTATCTATTCCCGTCCTGGGTTCGGCATTTCTGAGGTCTCAGCTGTCGCATCCTCGCAGTCGACTTTCAACCTTGATCTGGGGTATGGCTATTGGGATTTGCCCGGCTACAAAACCAGCCTGGTGTTCCGCGGCACGACCTATCAGCTCACCATTTTGGGGGTTGCATTCACGGCCGACGCAAACGACAGCCGATTCACCTATTCGGTCATTGACAGCGACCTGACCCCCTATTTCTATTTAGATTCTGCAACGAACGGAATCCTGGACACCAACAAACTGAACTGGTAGGAACACAAATGCCATACATGAATTTTCAGGTGGGAGCCACCCTCACGGCCTCACAGGTCAACACTTATCTGATGAAACAGTCGGTGATGGTTTTCGCATCATCGTCAGCACGAAATTCAGCAATCACATCACCCAGCGAGGGAATGATCGCCTACCTGAGTGACACCAACACTTTGACCCTTTATGACGGTGCAGCATGGGTTTCAGCTGTCAACACAGGTTCGCTAAATGGGTTCACTGGCGTGACATACGCCGACTTAGCGGTCACGATGTCAACCTCTTATGTGCAACGCACAGTCACTATTCCGTCAAGCAAAACAAACAATGATGTCGTGTCAATCATCCCCTACACCGGCATAAATGACTATGTGGGAATTGCCGAAATTTACATGGGCACCTGGTCAGGCGTTCTTACTGCATACCAGGCTGTCATCAACTGTCGACTGGGTAATGCTGTCGCATCAACCACTGGATACATCCGTTTTTATTTTAGGAGCGTGTAATGAAACCCGAACTGCCACCACGAAACTGGGTCATGGATGGCGACGAATGTCGCTTAGCAAACGATGAGGAATTTGCGTTGTATTTATCAGCTGTAATTGCCAAAGAGGGTTTGGCAATAATTGACGAAAACTCAGTCGATGAATGACGGAATCGTCATTGCCCTGATCACAGGTGGGTTCTCAGTTTTGGTCGCATTGCTTGAAATCACGCGCCGACAAAACAACCGCGATCATGGCGAAAACTCAAAGAAATTGGATTACCTAGCGGAACTATTCCGCGACCACCTGAAAGGCCACAAATGAAATTGGCAAAAGACATCGCCGGCAGAATGCTTGCATTGTTCATCGCATCAGCTACTGGTGTCATCACTGGCGCAGCTGTGTTTGCTCCCGAATTGGAAGTGTGGAAATCGGCAGCCCTGGCGGGTGCGTCAGCCATTTTCATGGTTGCCCAACGACTTGCCACATCAGCCATTGACGGCAGCATCACGATGGATGAAGTGAACAACGCGTTTGGTGTCAAAAAGTAATGGCAGCAAAAAAGGCGACAAATCGCCCCTATCCGTACTACCCAGTCACCAAACCCGCAAAGGGAAAAAAGCCCGGCACGGAATGGTTTGTCCACGCTTGCGAGCGCAGATACAAATTCAAGAACCTGGGAACATTTGTGGTTCGTGACATGCGTGGCAAGCCTGGCCAGCTGTCTGTGCATTCCCTGGGGGTCGCACTGGACATCGGGTTCAACGGTCAAAGCGCAAAGGTCGTTGCTGATGCGTGGCAGTGGTTCATGGACAACACCAAAGCCCTGGGCATTGTCGAGGCGCATTGGTACACCAAACCAGGCACGAAATACGGCATCGGGTACCGCTGTTCGCGCGGGGAAGGCGACGCAGGTTGCATCGTTTGGACTGCCGACAACAACGGGGGCAAAGGCGGGGCGTGGTTCCACATTGAACTGGCCGACGAATTTGCATCATCCGAAGAAAAGATGTCTGAGGCATGGCGGTCAATCCCCCGACCTGAGTAGCCTCAGCAACGGCATCAGGCTGGGAATCCTGATGTCGTGGGACATCGGGTCGTGTCGGGTTTTTATCCTTTCCCGGCACGGCCTGCACCCGAATGCTTGAAACATTCGCAAGCGTTTTGGTACAGTGAGGTTCCCAGCCACCCAGGGCTGACAAAACAAAAGGAAAAACAAATGCGTCACATTGTCGTCATTCCATGCGGGGGAGCAAAGCTCAACCACCCCGCACCCGCCGCGGAGCTCTACACGGGTTCAATGTTTCAGGATGCATTGCGCACTGCTCGCATGCTCACAAACGATTCGGACATTTTCATTTTGTCCGCGCGCTATGGCCTGATAACCCTCGACCAGATCATCGAGCCTTACGACATCAAAATGGGCGACCCTGGTTCAATCCATGTTGACGATGTCCGCATGCAAGCAGACTGGTACGGCATCGAGGACGCTTATGTCAGCTCACTGTTGCCGAAGGCGTATTTTCGCATGCTCGACAATTCACTGGCATTTCCCTACAAGCTCGCAAACCTGTACAAGAATTGCGCCGGCATCGGACACCAAAAGCATGTGCTCGCAGAACTACGCAAGGGATGTGCAGCATGAGCCCCTGCAAGGAACCACAGTGCAAGCGCGGCAATTCAATGGGGGAATACTGCATCGAACACTGGTACAGCTCACGCGGCAAGGTTTGCCCTGGGTTTGAACCAGGCGGGGAATTCACCCGACCAGCGTTAGAACGCAACACAGTCGCAGTCGGTCGACAGCACACATCGCGCAAGGCAGCTGCAAATGCACTGCCGAAGTCAGGAACCAACCGTGCGCGCATTTTCCACTACATCAAGGCACACGACGGTGCAACCGATGAGGAACTGGAAATCGCATTGAACCTTTCAGGCAACACTGTTCGCCCCTGTCGCGTTTCGCTGGTGAATGACGGTTATGTGCAGGACACAGGTCGTCGTCGCCAGGTGCGTTCCGGGAACGATGCAATCGTTTGGGGGCTCGCATGATCACAGTCGGTTATCGGTTCTATGTCAGCGCAGACCAATGCACCCTGGTGCAAATTTTCATGGACATTCACACAGGTTTGATTCAGTCAGTCGAGGTTTCCACGCGTGAAACCCCATTTGACCGTTGGGAACCGAACACCACACTGAGGGAATCTCATTAGTCGCATTATGGCCATCGCTCTACTGTTCACAATTGCCACACCAGGGCAAGCAACCGCCACGGAAGGGTCGTGCCCCCAGTGGCATGACCTGATGCGTCGGCACCACTTGCCAGTCGCCATTTTCACAAAATTGGCATGGCGCGAATCCCGATGTGATGCCCGCAGTGTCTCAGCTGTTCGCAAATCAACGGGTCGTCCTGATGTGGGAATTTGGCAGATTCAGGGGAGCTGGTCAACCTTGACAATGCGCACCTGTAAGGTCAAACAAAACCAGGTCATCAAGGCATTGCAAAACCCCGAATGCAATGCAAAGGTCGCGTCAGTTTTATGGGCTGACGGGAAAGGCGCGTCAAACTGGCGCGTCAACTCAGGAAAAAAGGACAACAAATGAAAGAACCACAAGTCACTGTGGCGTTTCGTCTGCCCGTGCAAATGATGCATGAGCTCGACACGATGCGCGACAAACTCAACCGCACGAACAAGGATGTGCCAGGTTTCAAACCCTGGAAGCGTTCCGATCTGTTCCGCTATCTCTTATCCCTGCAAATGGGGAGCGTCACAAAATGACCGACGCAGAAATGATTCGAGGCCTCATGGCCATACAGGAACGGTTCATGCTCGCCGGCGATGACAGCCACGACGAACTGTTGTCACAGTGCATTGCGCGCATCATGTACCTGCCGAAGCAGGTGGACAAAATGTTGCACCCATCCACAAATGACATCAACAAGGTGATTTCGTTCATTTGGGGGGTTCCCGAATGAGCCTGGAAGATTACGAACCAGTAGCCGACCGACTGGTCAGGTTTTGGGCTGCACACCCGGACGGACGCATCGTGAACGATCTGGTCACATTCGAAGGTGACCGATGCATCGTTCGCAGCTCGATTTACTTTCACAAGGATGACCCGCACCCTGTCGCTGTCGACTACGCCGAAGAAATCAGGGGGTCGTCAAATGTGAATCGTTCATCGCACATCGAGAATTGCAGCACCAGCGCAACGGGGCGCAGTCTTTCCCTGTGCGGGTTCTCATCAGCAACCGACGGAACGGGTGCAGGCTGGGAAAAGAAACCATCACGCGAGGAAATGCAAAAGGTAGAACGACGGGGGGAAACCACCATCACATCGCCGGCAGACACACTTTCCGAAGCGCAGGAACGCGCCATCCGTGCCATTTGCAAATCAATGGGGCGCACAGTCCCCAGCAACCTGCAATCGCTCACAAAACGCCAGGCCTCACAGCTCATTGACCAATTGAAGAACGGAACCCAGCCATCGCCGGCTGAGGACGAATCACCCGAGGAACCATTCTGATGGCTGATGACATTATTAAATACTTGCGTTTAAGCCAAACCCGTTTTAATCGCAATGCTGAGGCAGCCGATGAAATTGAACGCCTGAGAGTAAACCAAGACATGTGGAAAAGAACCTGCGCCAAATTGGTTGGCATGATGCTCCCTTATTCACTGCTCATGACTGAGAGTGAACGGGAAGAATTAAAAATAATTCTTAGTGAGGCATCCAATGGATAGCGGAACAATGCAGGACTACCTGGAAGACATCCTGGAAGAACGCAACAAGGCACTGGCAGACCGTGACCGTTGGCGCGCACTAGCTGAAACAACGCTGGAACAGCTGCAAATGGTGTCGGCCATCCTTGAAGGCATCATCGGAAGGATGCGTCGTGATTGATTTCATTTGTTTCATCATCACCCTGGCATCGATGTTCAGTATCGGCCTGGCAATAGGTCAAAGGCTCGACAAATGACCGTCAACGCATCGGAAAAAATTTGGATGGATCAGGTGACACACATTGCGTTGATGTGTGGCTGGATAGTTGACCACACGCCCCCAATGCGCTACCCGAATGGGGCAATTCGCACT